CCTGCACCAATCTCGGTTATCTGGCAGCTTTGGCGGAGCGGTTGGGCGTCAATCAGGCAATCGAGATTGGTGCAGGTGACGGAGGCCAAGATTTGCCGTTAACATTGTTGCCGCTTTACAAGAAAGGCATCCCAACGGTGCTTTTTGAACAAGATGAACTTAGGCAGCAAGCACTAAAGCAGGTTTATCCCCTTGCCGACGTTCGTGGAAAATATGATTTTCCACCGTTAACAACAAATCGATTTGCTGGCGTGGTTGTCGATGTTGATTCAATCGATTTAGCAATTGCATTTGACGTTGTTTACAAAATGCGGCCGGCTTTTATTTGCGTCGAGCATTTTGATGCGGCATATGGCGAAGACACTAGTGGGCACATCCCAGAATGGTTGTGGGGCAAGCGTCTTGAGCGTGGCGGGTTTATTTTGCAGGCCACGGCAATCCAAATATCCGACACATTTAATACAACGATTTGCGGATACAAGCCGCTTGCATTCTCCCGCGTTAATTCTATCTACGTTCGCCGCGACCTATTGCCAGCCTTGGAGGGCTAAACAATGTACGAATTTGACAAAGACTCTGGGGAACTTTTCATCTATGACGTAATTGGCGAAGCGGTTTGGGGCATGATCGATTCTGCGACCGTCATTCGCGACCTGAAGGCACTTGGCAATCGACGGGCGACGATTCGCATCAACAGCCCGGGCGGGTCCGTAGATGAAGGGCGGGCCATTTACAACGCAATTAAGCGACATCCTGGCGGGGCGGACACGATCATCGATTCGGCAGCGTATTCGGCCGCCGGTTACATCGCGATGGCTGGCGAGCGTCGTTTGATCGCTAAAAACGGCATGTTGATGAATCACAACCCTTGGACGTTTACCTTCGGCAATTCGGAGCAATTGCGAAAGACGGCGGACGTTCTGGACAAGTACCGCGACACCCTCGTAGAGGCTTACGCGGAAGCTAGCGGCAAGGACAAAAAGAAAGTCATGGAGGAACTTGACGCCGAAACGTACTACACTGCGGAAGAGGCGTTGGCCGAAGGCTACGTAACCGAGATCGGCGACAGCGTGCTATCGGACGAATCGTGGCACCCGATGGCGTTAGCGATGCGGCAAGCAGCGATGGCCAAAAGTGATAGCGTAAAGCCGCAAGCCGGATCACGGTTCAAGTGCTCAAGACCGATGAAGGCAAGTTTTTTCAAAAAGTAGTTGACAACGCTCTAGCATTCGTTAGAGTGTTACCAAATCGTATTATCTGATTTGTGCGGGCAACTCGTTAGCGGCTCGGCAGGTCGGCGACTTAACCATCGCCACCCGCTCGGGCCGTTTGTCGTTTCTGGGCGGTGGCCTAACACCACTGACAGGAACGAAACCATGCAATGGGACATTAAAGCCCTACGAGAGAAAATGGCCGATGTTGCGGCCAAGTGTGAAGCGATTTTTGAAATCGCCAAGGCCGAAAACCGCGACCTAACCGCGGAAGAGTCGGCGGAAGTCGACAAGCTACAAGGCACCTCGGACAAGCCCGGCGAGATCCAGGCTCTGCAATCGCAGATCGCACGGGCCGAACGATTTGACGCGATCAAAGCGGCCAACGTCGTGGCGAAGCTCGGCGGCCAGCTACCAAGAGGCAAAGAGGGTGCATCGAGCGATGAAGAGCTGCCGCGGATCAGAGTGCCGGCAACCGCAAAGCGATCGACCGCACTCAAAAGCTTTAAAGGGCCGAACGCTACCGAAGACGCTTACCTAAGCGGTCAGTTTCTTTTGGCAACCGTTGCCGGATCCGAGCGGGCCAGACAGTGGTGTCGTGATAACGGCGTCAAAATGGCTCACAGTGGAGACAGCAACTCCGCTGGCGGCTACTTAGTGCCGGACGTATTCGAAAACACGCTCATTGACTTAAAGGAGTCTTTCGGTACTTTCCGACAATACTCCATGCAGTGGCCAATGAGCGGCCCGGTTTCTCAAGTGCCCCGTCGAGTTAGTGGGTTTACCACCTACTTTGTTGGCGAAAACGACGAGATCACAGAGAGTGAAATGTCTTTCGGCCAAATCAAACTGAACGCGAAAAAGCTTGCGGTTCTAACGAAACTTTCAAGCGAACTGAACGAAGACTCAATCATCTCGCTAGCCGACGTCGTGACTCGCGAAATGGCTTACGCTCTGGCGGTCAAAGAAGATTCCTGCGGATGGCTTGGTGACGGCACTTCGGCTTCCGGTGGAATCGTAGGCGTCAAAAACGCATTGGCTGCCGGGTCGATCATGACCGCCACCGGCATTACCACCTTTGCTAACGTGACGCTTGGAAACTTCGAAACTGTCGTCGGAATGCTGCCGGAATTTCCCGGCATCAATCCGGCATGGTATATGAGCAAAACGGCATTCTATGCGACCGCTGGACGCTTGCAGAATGTAGCCGGTGGAAACAACACGGCCGACCTTGGAAATGGTCCGGTTCTTCAGTTTCTTGGCTATCCCGTGCGGTTTATTCAGACATTGCCAAAGGCGGCGGCATCTGCTGAGTTTATCGCCTATTTCGGCGATCTTGCGATGACCGCAACGATGGGCAGTCGTCGCGGTGTGGAGATTCGCAGCGATGCGTCTCTTGGCTTCGCGTCGGATTCGATTTACATCCGCTGTACTGAGCGATTCGACATCGTTGTGCACGAAACCGGGGACGCGACGAACGCCGGCCCGATGGTCGCGCTCAAGCTCGGCTAAAAAGCTAGTCCACTCGCCGCCTCGGGTGGACCCGGGTGCGGCCGGTGATGAGCCGGCCGCACTTTTTGAAAATCACACACACAATCAGGAAGCAAAAAGATGAAACAAGCACAATCCCAACAGCGATCTCTTTTAATTTCGCCGCAAGTCTCGACGGCTACCGTATCGGCCGCCTTCGATACGCTCGGAGCCGATTACGCAACGATCCAAGTTGCGGTCGGCACTAGGGCAGCGGCGACGCAATCGTCTAGTGTGACGATCGCAATCACCGAAGCGGACGCAGCGACCGGAAGCTATACGACCTTCAACTCGGAGCTGTCGAAGGCGGTAGCAATCGGAACTTCTGCACAAGTCGCCGTCTTTCACGTGAATCTCGACGGAACGCGAAAGCGGTTCCTCAGAGTGCTGAGCACGCCCGGCACGGTTGCGACGGCTGACGCTGTTGGTATCGCGGCAATCGGCGTTCTAGATCCGGAGATCAGGCCAAGCGGCACGACCGGACAGGGCAACGTAGTCGTCGTGGCCTAAGTTTACCAACCACCCGAGGCGCTAAGTGGAAACGAAAGAAGTAAAGATCACGGGCTGCATGACAGCCCCGCGGTACGTCAACTGTTTTTGCAGAAATGTAATCGACGCAGCATTTCGAAAAACAGGAATCCCGCTACAGGTTAGCGGCGGCGTGTTTTACGGGCAGTGTATGCAAAAAATGCTAGAGCAATCGATCGAGGCCGGCGTAGACGTCGCGGTTACAGTCGATGGCGACAGCGTATTTACCGCATCGGATTTGATGCAGGTCGTGCAGACGTTGGTCAACACCGAAGCGGATGCGGTTTCGTGCTTTCAGGCGAGACGGGGCGATGCGGTTGTCCTGACATCGCTACGCGAAGGCAACAAGCTCGAAATCGGTGACGAGCCGATCAGAGTTGCGACAGCTCATTTCGGCTTGACGGCAATCGATTTGCATAAGCTCAAGAACGTGCCGAAACCGTGGTTTATTTGCACGGCAGACGAACGTGGGGAGTTTGGCGACGGTCGAACGGACGATGACATTCATTTTTGGCGACAATGGGAAAAGGCTGGCAATTCGTTGTATTTGGATCCAAAAGTAAGGATCGGACACCTCGAAGAAATGATCGTGATACACGACCCGACGACGTTTGAGCCAAAGCACATTTATCCTAATCAATGGGTCAAGGAATGCTTGTAGAACTCAAGGCCGATTGGCGGCGTTTTTCTGCTGGGCATCGCCTCGACAGCGAAGTTATCGGCGGCGGGGTGGCGGATCTATTGTGTCGGATGAATTTGGCGGAGGTAGTGAAGGATGCAAACGCTAGCGAACTTGCAAGCGACCGAGCCGGCAACGGGACCGAGCGTTCGCGTCACGATAAAGCCGACGAACGACCCAGTTACGATCGAAGAGGCGAAACGTCAACTCAACATCGCCGCAAGCGATGAGGCACACGACGAACGGCTAGCCGATTTGATCCAAGAGGCAACGGAAACTTGGGAAGCGGACACGCATACCAAGATGATTACGCAAACGATTGAGCATGTTCAAGAGCGATGGGAGCCGAACATACGGCTAAGCTTTCGGCCGCTTCAATCGGTTTCGTCGGTCAAGTATCGAGACAGTGCCGGAACGCTCCAGACGGTTTCGGCGAGTGATTATAAGCTTGACATTCCGAACGGGCTGGTCAGGTTTCGGCGACAGTACACGGTGCCGACTTATCAGGAAGAATGGGACGCATGGCAGATTGTTTACGTCGCCGGCTACGGAGCGAACACGACCGACGTTTCACAACTGGACCGCGGAGCAATCTTGATGCTGGTCGCGCATAAATTTGAGACGCCAGACATGCTCTACTCGACGGCGATTTATGACGATTCGCGATATGCCCAACTTGTTTACAAGCGGATGAGGGCTACGTATCCATGACCTACCGCCCGGGCAAAATGTTTCGCGTTGGTCAGATGCGTGATCGTGTTACCGTCAGCACGGAAGGCACGACACAAGACACGGCGGGGCAGC